CTCCTTCCTGATCCCGTGGAACCGCTCGGCGGCTTGCCATCCGTCTCGAAAGTCAACCCATCTCTGCGTCCCTTTTTTCCCGTCATATGCAGCCACAGCCTGCTCGTGAGTCGCAGGCTCCCGCTTGGCGGGCGGCTCCGCGAGCGCGGCTGCGGGTTCATCCGTGATGTACAGGCTGTCGAGGTTTGCGTTTATGATTGCCGCCATATCAGCGTCTAGCGGCCTCTGTTTCGCGGCGAACTGGGCGAACAATTCAGCGAGGGTGTACGGCTCCCGCTTGGCGTCCGGCTGCGGTGGTGCGAGGTAGAGCGGCTCGGCGTCCTTGTGTCGTCTCTGCCAATCGCTGCCGCTGCCGGAGTCGATGTACAGGTAGCCGTAGCCGTCGCCGTCATATCGCATCGCAACAGGCTCGTTCAGCAGAGCCTCGTCCTCCTGCGCTTCAAGCGCGGCGTCGAGGGCGGCGAGGAAGATGGAAAGTTCATCCGACAGAGTTGGCCCAACAAATTTTCTCGCCAAGCGCAACGCCGTTCGCCCACGCTCGGCCTCGGCGCGGCGCAGGGTGATGGTGTCGGTCATGTCTTGTCCTCCTGCATCGCCGCGTCGACAGCGGCGTCCTCGGTTTTTCCGTAGCCAATCAGCGAACTCCCGTCGATGACGGCAGGCTTGCGAAGAATCCACCAATCGCCATAGGACGCGGGTGAATCAATGCGACACCGCTCGCAACGCAACAGCCCGGTTTTGACCAGCCAATTCAGCAGCCACAGATACCGCTCCGCGTCGCGGCGCAGGGCATCTCGCTTCTGCTCCGGCTCCGCGAGCGCGGCGTCGAGGGCGGTGAGGGCGGTGCGGGCTATCTCATTCACATACGGTTCGCTGGCGTAGTCGAGTTCTTTCAACGCCTCCCGCACCTGCTCAACCACAGCGCGTGGCAGTGTGATGTTGTCGGTCATTGCATGTCCCTCCCGATTTCAGCAGCAGCGCGGACGATGGCTCGGCGGGTGGCGGCGCAGGGGTCGGGTTCGTGAAACTCGTTTACAGATACAGTCTCATCGTAGTCATTTACCTCAACTTCGCGATTAGTCATCAACTGTGCAATGGTCAGCCCCAGTTTCACCGCCAACCGCAGCGCATCGCCGTCGTCGTCGCGGGGGTTCCAGTACCCCCGGCCATCGTGGATGCACTTCGTCCCGTCCTCGCGGGTCGCGTGGTAGTCAACCCCCGCCGCCTTCGCTGCGAGTTCCAAAAGTTCGCGGTCGCTCACGGCTTCACCTCCCGCGCCGCGAGCATCGCGTCAATGGCGCGTTGGGCGTAGTAATTGGCCGAAGCCGCCGTCGCCGTCGCCCACGCTGCCGCTGCCCACCAAGCCGCCGACCCTGCGGGCGCTGCATAGTGAGCCGCCCGCGCCGCGTCGTATGTCCGCTCCCGGCACATCCTCTGACACGCCTCGGCATACTCCGGCGCAGGCTTGTGCGCCTCCAGCGCCGCCCACATCTCGGCAAGTTTCGTCGTCACGGCTTCACCTCACGCGCCCACAACATCCGGTCGGCGTGGATGTACCTCGCCTGCTCCCGCGTGAACTTCGTGCCGTGCTGAATGTCTGCGATGTCAGCGTCGGTCGCGTGAGTAGCGAACCAATCCCGCAGGGTCATGCCGGGGTCTTTCGGCACCACGCTGCCGTCCGGCAACTTAATTTCTAGCGCGTGCCTCGGAAACGCCGGGCCGCCGTCGTTGATCGTCATTGTCCATCCTCCTTTGTGTTTAGCCTTTCTCTGCCTTGTCTCGCAAGTCGTGGTGCAGCACCGCAATACGATTCTGCGCTGCTCTCACCGCTTCCTGCGCTAACGCAAGCCGCTCGGTCAACCGGCCTACCTCCGCAACCGCTTGCGCCTCGTCGCGCCGCGCCTCGCGGATAGCCCTGCCAATCGCCGCAAGCCCGTCATCTTTTACTTTATCGTTCATTCTGCACCCGTGGTTAAAGATTGTTCCGAAGTGGTTATTTCTTCATCAGCCCGTAAATAATGAAGCAGACAAGCGCGAGTAGCCAGACCGCCGCAACGGTCGGGATGACTACCCACAGAAACTCATGCAGACGGTTCAAGAGCGTTCTCCGCAATAGCCCTTGCCGCAGGGTCAGGAAGCCGCGCAATCGCCCGTAATGCCTCCGTAAGCCGGTACACGGTGGCGTCTGCCTCGCGGATAGCCTCTAGGTCGGTTACGCGCCACGATTCAAGGGTCGCCACCTCGCGTTTTAGGTGGGCAAGGGTGCCGACGATGCCGTTATGCGTGGTGATTAGCCCGTGCAGATCGGCAAGCGCCGTTTCCAACTCCCGGTCGGTGAGTTTCATCGCGCCTCCCGCTTCGGCATTTCCGCGCCCTGCATCAGATACGCCGGGGGCAGGTTGTCGAGCCTGACCGTAGGCTTACCGCCGCCCTCGACTCGGCTGATTTCACGCTCTAGCGCCGACAGCCGCAGCCGCAGGGTGCGCCATTCGTGCCACAACTGGTCAAGGTGGCTCACGCCGGGTTCTGTGTTCATGCTGCCGCAAGCCTCGTAATGTCAATGACGCGGGTGTTCTGGGGGTCGTAGTCGGCGGGAGCGCCGGTTTCCCAAGCCTTGTCGTACTTGATGCTGCCAAAAATCTCAACGCTTCGCATTTCTGGCTCGACCGGCTTTGCCACTACCAGCACCAGCCCTTTCCCATACTGACTGCGCCTAACCGGGGCTTCGGTTCGCGTTCGCAGGCGCTTGACTTCGATGTTTGTCCCCACATCGGCAACGCGGGTTTTGAAATGGTCATGCTGCGCGGCAGTCCACACCGACCCCGACCAATAACGGTTGTAATGCTTCGCCACGGCAATTTCGCACACGCAAGCCGCTACTTGTGCCGTGCGGTCATCTTCCATCCGGCTGCGGTCGTAGTGCGCCGCATCCTTTTTGTTCCAATTTGCCGTGAAGCGACGGATGCCAACATGAGCAGCCCACTCGTATTCCCACGGTTCAAGGTCAACAATCACGCTCACAGTTTGTCCTCCTTCAGCAGTTGGTTAATCGTCCTCGCCATCCCTTCAAGGTGCAGCAGCCGCACATAGTCGCGGTCGAGGTCAAGGTGCGCCCGCCGATCAATCGCATCGTGACAGGCCGAGCATGACCACGCGCCTAGCAGGTCGGGTGCCTTCAGTCCCATGCCGGATATCCCCGCAATCCGCACATGGGCAAGCACCACCGTCTCGCTGTTGCAGTTGCAGACCTCGGGAATACGCACCATGCAGCCCCGGCCCCGTGCCTCTTTACGCAGGTTCATACGCCGCACATTCCTTCGCATTCGTTGTTGAACATATCGACCTGCCCGTGATCGGCGGCGGTGGACAGGTCTACTTGGTCGAGCGGCACGCATGAGCGGTGCATAAACTGCCGCCCTCGCATACCCCGTGCCGGTTCGCGGATGATGCGGTCAATTTCCACCGCATCCGCCCACGCTTCGGGGTCGGCCTTGACCGCCCGCCATTCGTGGTCGGAGTGATACGGGCATCCGATGCAGGATGACTTCGGCGGCAGCGGGTAGCCTTTGCGCTCCATCCAGTTAAGGCAGTCGTGCCGCGCCATGCCCTTTTCGATAAGAGGCCAGCGGTGAACCTTCCACGCCTCTTGCGACGGTTTCATCCGCATCGCTTCGTCGGTGCTGATGCCGATAAAGGTTTCGCACAGGATGCCCTTTGCCCTTTGGCGCGGGACTAGACCGACCAGTTCGCGGGTCTTTTTGGTCAGCGGGCCGATTTTGAATTCGGCGGTGCATTGCCGCCGACCCATCGCTCGGTCGCCGTTCGGCATCGTCATGTGCCACGGAATCGCGGCGAATTTGCCGCCGCTGGTGTTTATGCTGGTAAGCGCCGCATCGCGCAGGCTTCCTTTCGTCACCCGATACACCGGGAACGGGTGCGGGCAGCGTTGAATCTCTGCGTCGAGCCAGTCAAGCCACTCGTACACCTTGCGCGGCTCCCATTGGGTGTCCGCGAAAATGGCAGCGTCTACGGGGTCGAGTTCGCCGTGCGCGATCATCAGCGCGAGGGTGCTGCTCTGAACGCCCGCGCCGAGTGAAAGAAAACGCTTCAAGATTGCACCTCGTTATATATCGGCTCCGGTAACGGCCCAATGCCCAAGTCCATCAACCTGTTTTCGATGCCGTGCAAGTATTCCGTGAACTCGGCTGCGGT